GACCGCGTTAGCAAATTTTAGATGGAAGTTATATAAAATGGCAGAAATAGAATCAAAATATATGGCCATCGGCCCAACTGGCACTTATTCTATTACTTTCTTTTATGTGAGTGATCTTGTAGATCTCATAATGAAAGAAATTGAGAACGCCTTTTCTGTGAAAGAACAAATAATGCAATCAGCAGATAAACCAGAGTCCGTAGACGATGACAATTGGAAAGCTTTAAAAGATAACCAATTGGTTGACTTAAATAGAAAGCGTGATCAATATAAAAAATTGAGAGTAGTATTTGGTCCTATAGAAATCGTCAATCCTAAAAACCCGAGCGAGAGTAAATCAATAACAATCGGAGATTTGCCCATCTCTACAAAGTATTTTCGCGAATGGATGGCTAAGAAAATTGAACAAGAAAATGATAATGTTTTTAGTTTGGCAAGTTTTTTAAATCAATTTTTAATGGAATTTATTAACGATACATTGAACTCTGATGTTTGTTTTGGCGGACAATTAAGACAATCCACTCGATTATTTCAAGCAACAGTTACTGCCTACAAGCCCTTGAACGATGTCGATGAACTTAGTAAAAAAATCCAAACACAATCGGCCCAGTCTTTTCGCTTTGACATAGATCAGTATCAACCCGAACAAAAATCAATTTTAAACGTATCGGGAGACCCAGAAACTCCCGGTGGCCGACCAGCAGATGGTCAAGAAAGAGAAATACATTATTTAATATTCTATGCCGGCCGAGTCCAACCTAAAGAACAACAAGGGGGCAACCGCGCCACCGACGAGGCCCGCGGTGTTTTTCATTATGGAATAGGACAAGATAGCGGGATTGTAAAAACAATCAACTTTCAACGTCAATCGGCGCCGTCGCTGAAAATGGTTCGTTTTGAACAAGAAGGGTATGATGGGTTGCAACAATTACGTGAACAATACAATGTTTCAATAAAAACTTACGCCAACGTTAAAGCAATGCCGGGTTGTTATATTTATGTTGAACCCAATAGTCTCTCCCCCAGCAGCGATATTGATTTAACGTCATTTGGCGTAGGCGGCTATCATATGATATCGAAATCAGAACACAGGTTTGCCCCAGGAGTGGCTGAATCCACCCTTACGGCCGTATGGGTTCATTCGAAAGATCAGGATGTTGAGACCCAAGAATCGGCCGACGACGTACCAAAACCATCAGACCCCATAAAGAAAGGTAAGTGCGAGGTCGAGCCATTGCCAGCAACAGCGGGAGCAACCTAATGTCAATTTTATACGCCAAAAGCAACCAAGAAGGCGCCCGAGATCTTTTTGAAAAACGAACAATATACAAGATCGATGCGACAAGTGACACTTATTCTAATTTGGTGGATTTTAACTTTGGTGAAAAGTTTTTATATGGGAGAGTTAATCGCTTCTATGTCCCAATGGTCTTAGCTCCCGCTTTTGTAGGTACAAAAACATTTAAAAGAACCGCCGATCCAAAAAAAGCGCTTTCTGCTTTAAGCTTTGTTGTAGATGCGTTTGAGCAAATGGCCCGCCAATTTGAAAAGTGTGCTGAATTAAGGAAAATTGATACCACTGATCAGTTTTTGACCAATTTAAGGGTTTACAAAGCTTACGAAGATCATAATACTTTGTATAGCAATCATAAAAGTATATACCTAAATTCCCTAAAGACGATCTTTAAAAATCAACGTATCAAAGTTAAGAATTTTGATGAATTTATAAAAGAGCTAATGAATATTTTACAGAGAACAGCATATAGAAATGCCTTTACAAAGCCTGGGTTTATTAAAAGTAAAAGCTGTCCCATGACTTGTTCTGGTTTAGCAATCGAGATAGCAGATTTAGATGCTGCAAATGATGAGGAAAAAATCAACCAATTTGTCAATAGTTTAAATTGGGATTTTTATTTACAAACCTGTTCCTCCTATGGGTTTATGGTAGATAAGGCAGTACCGTGGAGAATAGTGGCAGATATCGGCTCTGCCCCATATAAATCAGCAATATTTGATTATGCTAAAAATTATGGATTGAATTCAACAACGCAGATCATTGGGTTCTCTTATAGAAATGCCTATGTGAAATACTATGAAAATTTTAAATTACAATTGCTTTCTCTTTATAACAATATCAAGTTAAAAAGTTTTTTAGAATTACAAGAATGTGAAGGTTCCACGATATCCAAAAAAATAATTCCCGCTTCGTACACGTTGGAATCTTTATCGAAGCAATATACAGAATCCGATTTCATGAGAATGTATTTTCAAATTAGATTCATGGAAGAGGAATCTCCATTTTCCGATGATCAAAAATTTATGATTGTTGACGACTGCATCGAAATTATGTTAAAGTTAGGGATATTGAAAGCTTTAAATATTTTTGAAAGAATTTTGAATAAAACACTTGACTATAACGGCTCCCTGAGTTATATTAAGAAAAGGCTCGACATTATTAGAATGGAAGAATTCGAAGAAGGCGAGATAATTTAAAGAGTGGGCAATGCTTTTTCAGGCTATTGATGATAAATCCGAATGTGTTGGGATTTATGCAGACGGTAAACTACATTTTGAAGACTTCCCTGGTGGCCTTACCAGAACTTGGAGATATACAGGTTCTCAGGGCACTGAGGTTGAATATGCGTGGATTTACGCCAGCGGCGCCGATCTGAAATCGGTGTGCTCCGAAGAATATACAGAGGAACTCGCCGCAACTGAGCGCAAACTCCGCGCATATGTAAAGACGTTCAAAATCGCAAAAGTGGACCTAAATGATCATTGTATTTTTGACCTCGTTCCGCATGACTTTCTAAAGCGCTTTTGCGAGGTTAAAAACCGCATCACAGAACACGTTTTCGAGACACGCGATAAGCCTGCAAACTACCAGCATTTATGTGATGTAGAGAAATTGTTGCATAAGATACGATATAACAAGCTGAATTTGAGTACAACCGATTGCAGGCATCTGATGTTTTCCACTCTTGACCGCAAAAAGGCGCAAGATTTGGTGAAGAGTTATCACTACATTGACTATAACCTCTTTGGTACGGTCACAGGACGCCTCACAACGTGTCCTGGCTCCTTTCCCATACTCACACTTAAGAAAGAGTTTAGAAAGCTCCTGAAGCCGAATAACGACCTTTTCGTGGCATTAGACTATAATGGCGCTGAGGTTCGCACGTTCTTAGACTTGGCGGGACAAGACCAACCAGATCATGACATTCACGATTGGAACGTCAGGAATGTGTTTGCGAACGAATTGACGAGGGATGAAGCAAAAGTGGAGTTTTTTGGATGGTTGTATAACTCACTAGAGCATCCCGATTTGGGGGAGATTTATAATAAAGCTATAGTACTTGACGAATGGTATGATGGTGAATATATTATTACACCATACCAACGCAAGATTGCGGTGGATGATTTTAGGGCACTTAATTATTTGATTCAAAGTACAACAGCAGACAGGGTGTTGTCGAAAGCCGTTATTATAGACAAAATGTTGGAAGATAGAAAATCTTTCGTTTCCCATATACTTCATGATGAAATTGTGGTAGACTTTAGTGATGGGGACAGGGATATTATAATGGATGTTAAAGCTGTTTTTGAAGATGGATATCTCGCTACTATGAAGGCCGGCAGAAACTATTTTGAGCTATCTGAGTTGGGTCTATGATTTCTATTGTAGGAGTCGGGAACGCCGCGTCGTGTATTGCACAGAAGTTTGTTTCTGTTAAAAATTATAAAGTATATCAACTCAATGACAAAGTTGAGCGACATACGAAATATAAACGCAAGATTAAGTCTTTTGGGAACCCCGAAGAATATGAAAACAATATTCCTGATTTAAAAAAATTCTTTTCAGGGATTGTCGACAGAGTTCAGGTTTTTATAGTTGGCTCTTCGATGAGTTCAAATTATTCTCTTGGAATTTTAGAACAACTTAAAAATAAGCAAATTGAAGTTTTCTATATTAAACCTGATTCAGAGCTTTTGACCGGCATTCCGAAACTGGTGGATAAAGTAGTTTTTAGTGTGTTGCAAGAATATGCGAGATCTGGATTGTTAAAATCTCTTACAGTCATCAGCAACGAACTGCTCGAAAACCATCTTGGAAGTGTCCCAATTAAGAAATATTACGACACTCTTAATGACTCTATTTTTTCTACAATTCACTATTTAAATTTCTTTGAGTATAACGAGCCAGAAATCGGAATGGTATCAAAACCACTCGACGTTTGTCGTATTAGAACCATTGGTTTGCTCAATATGAAAAATTTGCAAGAAAAGTGGCTTTTTGAGCTTGACATGGACCGTGATATATGTTATTATATGTGTATAAATCGGGAAAAGTTAGAGAATGATGGGGCGCTTCACAAAAGGTTGGTTGATATGCTTAAGCAAAAACCAAGGAATGCATTCCGTAAGATCTCGTATGCAATTTACGAGACTGAATATGAAGATTTTGGGTTCTGCGTTGCCCTTACTAACGTAGTACAACAATACGCTTGACAAGCTACGTCAAGTGTGCCACAATAAGATATCAAGGAACGCTTGATATTCTATAAGTCAACAAGGAGACAACAAAAATGGCAATTGATATGGAACTGATGCGACGAAAGCTTGCATCCCTTCGTGGAGAAGGAAACGGAGATAATACTCCATCTGTCTGGTTTAAGCCAGACGAGGGCGATACGGATATTCGTATTGTTCCAACAAATGACGGGGATCCCCTTAAAGAGATGTCTTTCCACTATAATGTGGGCGAACATCGTGGTGGCGTTCTTTGTCCGAAGCGTAACTTCGGCGAAGGCTGTCCGATCTGCGAGTTTGCTTCATCGTTATGGCGCGAAGGCGTCAGCAACAACGATGAAGACAGCAAGAACCTTGCAAAGTCGCTCTTCGTTCGCCAACGTTATTTCTCGCCCGTGGTAGTTCGCGGTCGTGAAGACGAAGGCATTAAGGTTTATGGATATGGAAAGAAGGCTTACGAGCTTCTTTTGGGTTATATCCTTGATCCAGAATATGGCGATATTACCGATGCTCACGAAGGCACCGATATCGCCCTGACTTACACCAAGCCTACCAAGCCTGGTGCATTTCCACAAACGAGTCTAAAGATGCGTCGACACACATCCCCCCTGCTCGAAGATGCGGAATCTATACCTGCCCTCCTAGACCGCATCCCTGAGTTCGAATCCCTATTCGATCGCTTGTCCCCCGAGCAAGTCGGCGCTATCCTAGATGAGCAGCTTTCCGGCGATGGTTCTGCTGAAAGTCGTTCATCCGAGACAACTCGGTACTCCGCAAAATCGACCAACGATGTTGATAAGGCGTTTGATGAACTGATGTCATAGGGTAATTAGGCCCGCACATGTGGAAGACCGATGGCAGACCGGGATTAAATAGTCTGCCACATTTTTATATAGGAGAGCAGAATGGCGCGCAAAGCCAAAACTAAGCCTGGAAAGGTTTCAATGCAAGACTTAATGAGTCTGGTTAATAAAAAGGCCGGCGTTACTGTCGCACACGACCTCACAGGCGAAAACCCGACAGAGGTCAAAGAATGGATTCCCACCGGCTCGCGCTGGCTGGATAGTATTATTAGTAAAGGAAAGGTTACAGGAATTCCTGTAGGTAAAGTTACAGAAATTGCTGGTTTAGAATCAACTGGAAAGTCTTATATGGCAGTCCAAATCGCCGCAAACGCCCAAAAGATGGGAATGATGGTGGTTTACTTTGATTCAGAGTCTGCTATTGATCCATCCTTCATAGAACGCGCAGGATGCGATTTGGAGCGTCTTATGTATGTCCAGGCATCCTCGGTCGAGTTTGTGCTAGAAACGATTGAGGAGCTTCTGGGGGCCACTGACGAGCAAATGCTGTTTATTTGGGACTCTTTGGCATTCACTCCATCGGTGTCTGATGTGGAGGGTGATTTCAACCCGCAATCCTCGATGGCAGTGAAGGCGCGTATTCTCGCTAAGGGTATGTCCAAGCTGGTTATTCCTATTGCTGATAAGCGCGCAACTTTCTTGGTTCTTAACCAGTTGAAGACCAACATCCCCCATGGGCCAAACGCCCGCATCATCGCGATGACTACGCCTTATATCACCCCTGGTGGTAAGGCCATGCACTATGCGTATTCGCTGCGTATTTGGCTCACAGGGCGCAAGGCGAAGGCTTCATTCATTGAGGATGAAAAGGGATTTCGCATTGGGTCCGAAGTTAAGGTAAGGCTTGAAAAGTCGCGCTTCGGGACACAAGGGCGATCGTGTGCGTTCCGTATTATGTGGGGCACCAACGATATTGGTATTCGTGATGAAGAAAGCTGGTTTGATGCCATTAAAGGCTCGCCGTGTCTTACGAGTGCGGGAGCATGGTATACTTTGACAATGCCTGGGGGATATACCAAAAAGTTCCAACCATCCAAGTGGAATGATTTAATCACTTCTAACGATGAATTTAAAGCTAATATTGTTCGTCTAATGGATGAGGAGATAGTGCAGAAATTTGATCGCCGCGAAGGTGATGCACAAGATTTCTACGCTGATCCAGAAGATCTTACCGTTCCATTAAAAAATTAGGAGATTATAATGAAACTATTAACAATCGCAATATTTGGGATGTTGATGTCCAGTTGCACTGCCAGCGCTCAACATCGCCACGCACCGCCGCCCGCTAAGGCAGGCGCTCATACACATAGTGTTAAAGCCTGGGTATGGATTGGGGGTCACTGGAAAAGTGGCCGCTGGGTACCAGCACACTGGGAAGTTAGCGTTATTCATCCCAATATGTTGAAAAAGCATCCTCATCTTTATATTAGATTCACAAAGAACACCCACAGGGCGCCCGCACCCCCCGCCGTGCGTCATCGCCGCCATCATCGCCATCGTCATTAAAAACTACTTGACAAAGCCTCCCAGATTTTGTATAATATAAATGTTGGGAGGCTTTTTTGTCTGAGCTAGGCGCTGAGTACCGGTATTCTACTGATGCCCAAAAATTCCATAAATACAAGGGCCGCATTAAGCGCCATTTGGAATTGGCGCGCAGGGTTGCCCACCAGTCAACTTTTGACGGACCCAGGCACGGGGCAGTTCTGGTGCGCGGATCGTCTGTGATTAATGTATCCGAGAATAAAAACAACTTTTGCTCTTTTGGAAGACGATTTCGCAAATGTGATATACAGCCTGGGCACTCTACGGTTCACGCAGAACTAGGTAGTATACTAGGTGTGGGTCGAAATAAAACTGAAGGAGCAGATGTTTATGTGGCTCGCATTGGTAAAAAAGGAGACTTCAAAATGTCAAAACCTTGTCCGATGTGTGAGTCGGCCCTTCGACATGTGGGGGTAAGACGTGTCATTTATACCATT